TTTTTTAAATGTGTCATAATCACCAGATTTTAATGCTCTGTATGCTTTTGTAGTCCCTTCTTTCTTACCGCCAGTTTTAAAATTAGTCATTCCAACATTATAAATTAAAGACATTACAGCGGCTTGTTCATTAGAACTTAAATCTTGATAAGTCCCTCCAAATTCTTTTTCCAATTCTGTATTGATTGTACCCAGAGTATCTTTAAATAAACTAGTTATCTTTCTTTCATCAATAATATCTCCTACTTTCATGCCTTCTAAATCTTTAACAGCTTTGGCAGTTAGACCTGGACCAACAGTAGGAAGGGTCTTACCAGTTTTTTTCTTGACTACTTCATCTTCATAAACTCTCCATCCTCCATCTACTTTATGTTGCTTACCTCCTTCTTTTTCTATTAAAAAAGCACTGGCTACATTTAATGTATCTTGTAATTTTCTATCAGCCACTATTTCCTCCAAAAATCCATTTTTACTGGTTTACTTAATTGTAGATTCCAGTCATAGCCTGACCCTCCCCAAGGTCTTTTCTCTTTACTATAATTAAAACCTAATCCTATATCTTTAGGGAGATTAAACTCTGCTCCTCCCTGCTCTCCCAATCCAACAGAAAACTTACCACCCTTAACTCCAACTTTCAAACCAACCAAGTCTTGAAGACTTGACTCCATGAATCTTGGTTTTTCTTGAGGAGGGGCAAGACTCTTTAGGCTCTCATTGATCTCTCTATGAGAAAGAACTGGTTGCTTAGAAGCATCAGACAATATCCTTGATACATTCCAACTCGTATCAAGACGTGCTGATGTAGAATCTGTACTTGCTTTATACGGCTCTGCCACAATTACCTCCTCTAAATGTGACTATTTCTTTTTCACTAAGCAACTATCCAGTTCTTAGGTTTCTTTTTCGGCACATACCAAGATTTAGTATTCTCATCCATTTGGACATTAGGCGGAAAAGCATGAAGCTGTGCATAATAAAGAGTTTCCACAGTATCATCATGTGCCATTCTCGGTCCGAATGTAACAATTTCATTTGTTAAATCAAACATATTATCCCGTAGGTAAATTGTACCCATGCTAAACCTTCCAGATAAGCCAGAATAAACCCTATTCATCTTATTTGTACCTCCAGGTTTCTCTGGAATAACTGATATATCAAACTTATTAAGTCTTCGCCTTTCCTCATTCAATGCCTGAAATACACTTCTGTTCATGGCTACATCTTCTACTGTGCTTGATACAGCATGATATTTCTGGTGCATCTCCATTATGTAATCAACAACTCCTTTCTTTCCAATTTGTTCACCTTCAAGAGACTTTTGACCTATTGTTGGTATTGAACGATGTCTCTCGTACTCTAAAACATAGAGATTATTTTCCTTGTCAATGGCAATAGCCATGATAACAGAAAAGTCAGACTCTTTAGTATTAATATCAGTAGCAGGGTCGCAACCGATAAAAGTATTAACTGGCACCTGCTCACCACCAATGATAACATAGTTTTGATTTGTGTCTGTGTCATATTCATAATAACCCTTCCAGTATTTTATGTGTTCTCTAGTCCATAAAGCGTCCTCAAGACTCTGAACTTCCATCATATATTCTTGATAGAATTTTGAAGGTTGCCCAGAATCTTGATAGAACTTCTTCTTTTCAGCAAGCTTTGACTTAGGAAACCAACCTTCCCATAGAGGAGCACCATTAGGAAGTATTGCTTTATACGTTACGAGTTTCCAAGCAAACTCTTCTTTATTTCCTTTAGCCCTCGCATGATTGATAAGAAGATTGTTAATAAAAGAATCATAATGCACAGGAGTCCCGTTAACACGAAGCCTGCCAGTATGAGGCTCAATTGCAGGGTACACCACAGCAGTAACAAGATTCGCATTTTTATCCCTTGCATCCCTCGTAATTGTGTTTGCTTCATGTTCAAAGTCGTCAAGTACGATGAGGTCGTATCTCTTGTGGAGTTTTGCTCCTCCCCGTATCCCAGCGACATTACTCTTGGAAATAAGTTTACAGCCATTTGATAATTCTACGTCCTCCTCGGTCCATTTAGAACCCTTCATTTTTCCAAAATAATAAGTAAATCTATCATTATACTCAAGATGATGCTTAATGTAATCCATATTACCAACAGAAAGTTTCTGTGTAGCAGATACCCAAGCATAGAAAAGCATATCATCTTTAGGGCAAAACACAAAGTCCTTAAGAATTGATGCTTTAGTCAATACAGTCTTACCATGACCACGAGGTAATATGATAGCTAACTGCTTACATTCCTTGTCATCAATAAAGTCAGAAACCTCATAATGAAAGAATGGAGTTTCACTCCTCATAAAATCGTCTGGGAGAAACAACTTGCCAAACGAAATAAGGTCTTTATACGCTAGGAGAAGTGTCTCTTCCGCTTCGCTTATGTTCTGACTGTTTATATTTGCCATTTAAAAATTCTTTAAATTTATCTTCATCTTTATGCATCTCAAGATAATCGTTAAATACTCGTTCAACAGTAGCAACCCTTTCTAGAATATTAAATAGACCCATTTCCATAGATTCTATTTTTCTTCTTAAGTCGTGCTTTGTGTAGGTCTTTTTTCTTTTAGCCATGAGAAATTTATATATTCGCTTATTTCAAAATAAAACGGTCCGACAATCGAAGTACTACCCCTCTTCATCTTTACTTGGGGATACCTCACTTCTGGATATACCTTCATCTAACATCTTCCTTTGTGCTCCTTCGAGCTGCTCAGGGGAAAAACCTTGAAACATACCAATAACACCCATTTCTTTCTGTTTCACTGTCATCCCAGTTGTACCAATTATCTTGCCAATCTCTTTAGTTGACTGCAATATGATGTTATCGTCTTCACTAAAGTCTGCAAGATGTTTGAGTTTTTGAAGCACATACTCGTGGTCTAACCCATTTTCCTTTGCTACATCTAAAACTCCTCTTTCTATTTCTTTCACTATACGCTCCTGTTTTAAAAGTATTACAGCCTTCTTCTTAGCTGACTTTTCGCTACCTTCATTAAATGCATCCATATACGCTTTCACTGGACCATGACCAGCAACTACGCTTGTTGTAAATAGTGTCTCTTTTTTTGTAGGATGCTTCCTAGTCTTAAGATTGCTATTTTTACCTATTGTCTTAGAAAATGTATATCTGTTCTTATGGGAGTTAAAATCAGTATCCATCTTCGTTTTATTGTTTATTAAGAAAGTACCAACTATAGTCCTGCACCAGCCCTTAGAATACTTGTAGTTCTTTCTGTCATTAGGATGCTTTATACCTCCAACTTTCAATAACTGTACAATTCCTCCATCATCAGCAAGCACCCAATCTCCCTCTTCACCAGATTTCCAATCTTTAACTTCAACAGCATCTTCTCCAAAGTGTTCAACATACTCTTCAAAGTCATCAAATACATAATGCTTCTTCCCTCTAATAGACTTATGCTTCATATTTCTTCCTCAGCCTATTATTCATGTCTTCAAGTAACTCAAGCTGTAAAACAAGACCATCTATAAGATTAATAACCTCTTCTTCTGCTTTGTATGTTTTGCCATCTATCTCTACTTCTCTTAAAACAATATCAACACTCTCTATAGACAACTCTTGAAGAACTTTCTCTTGCACTTCTGGAGGAAGACATTCTAAAAACTTTAATGATTTTGCCATAATAACCTTGACATTAGCTTATTAATACTATATTTTATATTATATATATATATTATATATATTATATAGTTTATAATACTTTCCAGTTTTTCTTTCTTTGGCACTTTCTTTCTTTTTACAACCAATACATATACTCTTAAATCCAAAATGACCCACTATCGGCTTGTCGCAAATTAAACAATGGAATGGCATTGGCATACACCTAAAATAACGCCTTGCCCATGTGGTTACAAATACTTTATTACAAAATGATGTGGGGTAATAACTCGACCCCTATACCCGTAAAGTAGTTTTTCCTAAATCAACAAGAGGTTAAAAATGGAACAAATCAATGTATGGTTACCTGGTGAGTTTAAGGGCGTTGAGTGTCAGAAGCCTTGGACTTTGAATCTTGAAACTAATGGCAAAGTAGTTGATGTACACTTTGCATGTGCTGATGGCAGTAATGGTAAGGCTTTCTTACGGATCGCAGCCAAGGACAAGGCAAAGTTCATCAAGGCTTGTCAGTAGACAAGGGGGGTTCCCCCCCTTTAGGCACACGCATAAGGGAATAATATGTAGCAATCAAGTCCACAATAAAGATATCCTCTCAATCTGGTGAATACTTAGAGAGATGGTGCGATTGCTACTTAAACTACAATAATCAATTAAACGTGGGCAACCACATAAATAGGGAGATAACGGTGAGAAAACATATTAATGCAATACCAATTTCTAATATACTTAATTTAGAACAATCAATTAAAGACGCAATAAATTATAGATTATCTGGAGTTGTCAATAAAAATTATAGAGAACAAATAATTAATGATATTTTAAATCTATTAATACTAAACACAGAACAAATAAATAGGGAGATACAACAATGACAGATGCAATGTTTTTAGGCTTCGTAACACTTATAGCACTAAGCTTTATGATACTATATTCAATAGTGTTAATGATGTCTGAATTAAATGACAGCAGTTTCAAGAGACATAGAAAGAGCTACCTTTCAAATAAAAGGAAATAGGGAGAGAACAATGGGTGAAGAAGATTTAAGAACAATGTTAATAGCTGGTATATTTGATTCTTTTGTGGGTATACCAGAGTGTCCAAAACACGGTGCTAAAGCAATAAGAAATCATAAAGACAGAATAAATAAAATAAAAGATGATTTAGATCAATTAAATGATAGTACTTTATACTGGATATATGATGCAATATACAAAATAAACAAACAATAGGGAGAGAAAGATGATACAAATGGAAATACAATTCTACATACCACTCTGCAACTGTGAAGGTTGCTTTAGAGATTCAACTCAATCATTTCTAATGGAGACTGAGACATTTGATGTCTGTGACTATCATTATAAGGAACTTATGGTAGTAGATGATAGTAGTATAGAAGAAGTCAACAGACAAGTGACAATGACACCATTAGCGAAAGCATTAGAATATCGGGAAGAGATGTTCCAATACAACAGTAAACAGTAAACAACAAACAAAAACAACAAAAGGAGAATAGGAAATGAAGAACCTATTAGCACATATCCTTGTAATAAGTACATTAGTAGGTACTATCGCAGTATCAACATATGTAGCATCTTGTGATGAGGAAACACCAGTAGCAAAATTAGATGAGTTAGAAGTACGCTATGATTTTGTTGCTAATGATGAACCAACGTGGGAATATACGGGAGATGAAGAAGTATCGGACAGTTCAGATGAGTCTTATTACGAAGATACAATAGACCCAGTTTCCACAACAGTAAGCGTAGACTCAGCAATAGTCGTATACTCTGAATTGATTGTTATCGAAGCAGAGACATTCGGTCAGGCATTTGCATTAGCCAGATACCAACTCGGACCACATCAAGAGTTTGTTTGGGAAGCGAATGGCATAAAATACACAACGAACTTTGCTGAAGAAG